TTCTCACCTTTCTGTCTGCCACAGGGCTTACCAGTTTTGGTGTCAACCCATTTCTCTTGGAACCATCTACGTAAGCTCATCTTCTTTTCTTTTTAGTGTAGCCGGGTGCTGTTCTTTTTACACCACCGGATTTGACCTGACCCTTACATACCTTAACAGCGTATGCGTTTGCGTATGCAGAAGGGTAGACCTTGAACTTTCTTTTGGCAGCTGCTTTACCACGTGGACATAATTTACCCATTAGCGTTTCTTACCTCCATGGCTACAGCCACACTTCTTACCTTTCTTGTGTGCCATTAGTTTCCTCTATACTTAAAGTTTTTTGAAAAAGCTTCTAACTCACGAGCTCTATCTTTCTCAGATTTGAAACGAAGAGGTGAGTTTATAATCTTTCCGTTTGGTAGAACTATCTTTTCCATTGGTGGTGTGTGAGGAAGCTTGGCCGTCTTGATTGGTTTACTACTACCTCTTGATTCGGTAATTCTCATTTTGCCATCTTTATCAGGCTCATAAAATGTTTGCATTAGCACTTCCATCTACGTAAGGCAAGTGCCTTTCTTGTAGGCTTGCCGTTTGGTTTTTTGAGTGGGCCTTTCATGCCAGACATGCGAGCACAAAATGACCTCTTTCTAGGCCCTCCTCCGGGCTGTGGAGCTTTGAGATTAGAGCCAGTGGCACGATTGTACTTGGCTCTTCCCTTAGCTGTCAAGCCGCCTTTGCGACTCTTCTCACCTCTTCCGAGAGACAGGCTTACTCCCTTTCGTTTTCTTTTTGCCATTTTTTCTAAGTTTAGCGAAGTCAGCTCCTGTGATTTTATCTCGGGGTGGTGCTACTCTGGCAATCTTCATCTGACCGGCAGAGTATTTCTTTTTACCAGCTGGCTTAGGCATTACCAAATACCGGGTATGATTTGCCCTGTCCAAGCGTAGTTGAGTAAAGCTGCGACTATACCTATCATAGCTAGTCTTCCGTTAAGCTCCTCTGCTGGATGCCATTTCTGATTTTCGTGGTTGTGGTGTGTCATTTCTTTTTCTTTTTAGTGGTTTTCTTTTTCTTGAGCATGGCCAATCTTTCTTTCATGGTCATCTTTTTTTTCTTAGGCTTCATTCCGCCACCGTAATGTCCGGGCATAGTTAGAACTCCAAATCAGATCTGTCTAGTTTGTCAATTACGTCTTGTCTGTAAGCTGGGTCTCTGTCGTAACGAACATCGTTCATTGCTGCGACTAGCTCTTGCTGACTGCGGAAGACGTCACCGCTGTTTGTTGGTGCTTTACCTGTAACCATTCTACCTTCTACTCCATTAGCATTATCGTATTGTGCTTTGAGGCCAGCAACTGCAAGGTTGATAGCCTGCACATTACCTGTATTTACAACATCATCGAAGGCACTAATTTGTTCTGCTGGAACATTAGTCTTTGCCCAGTTGATAATGTTTGAATAAGCTGCTTCACCACCGGCTGCATTTTTTATCTGATTAACTTGTGCTTCAGATATTTCAGCTGGTGCTGCCTGCTGCTGTTGAAACTCAGGTGACGATTGAACTTCCATGTAAGCTTTGATTAGATCTTGGCTAGACATGGCTGAGAACTTGGCAAGAGTTTCGTCTGATAACTTATTGTCATTAGCGAAGTACTCTTCAGAAGCAGAAGTAATAAGAGTAGCTCCCTCAGATAGCGTAGGCTTCTCCTCGGGCTCTTCTTTTGCTGTGGTAGTTTCTGTATCTTCTTTACCTTCTCCAAGTTTAGCCTGTAACTCTATGTAAGCTTTTTCTAACTCTTGAGCACTCTTATACTTACCAGCATAGATTTGCTCTTCTTGTTGAGATATTTTTTCACCAACAGCTAAGGAGTCTTGCTCCTCAGCCGTCAGGTTATCTACTGTTGTTACGTTTTGTGGCTCTTGGTAGGATAATGTTTCTGCCATATTATTCTTCTGGTGGTTGTGTGAATTGTGATATTACTGCTGAAGCTTGATCTGCCAAGTCTGGATTCTTTGATGGATCCATAAGTGGTGTGCCTGCAATCTGTCCAGTCTGATCGACAAGTGATTGCTGTGCCTTCATCTGCATCTGCTCTTGCTTCATCTGTTCTAGCTGCTCTGGTGTCTTGACTAAGTTTAGTACGTCGATACCTTGTGCGGCTGCCAAACGTTTGATAGCTTCTGAAGGATCAATAAACTTCATCAAAGCTTCTGGCCCTAGTGTCTGTGCAATAGTGGCTATAAATCTAGTCAAGGCTTCGTTATCCTGACCTCTACCTAGACTATTGATACCAGCTACAATCTTAGGTCTAACGACATCTTTCGGTAGTCTTGGTATTTGGTTTGTTCTCTGTAGTATTAACAGAGTTCTGTTGAGGTAGGGTACTAAGAACTCTACCGTTAACAAGCTGAACAGTCCACCAAGGGATTGCTCTAGCTCTAGCTGTGTAAGGCGTACCTCTTCAGCTGTTACTCTCTCTGCATTTCTTACGTTCATAACTAAGAAAGCTTCAAGTATTCTTTTTTCTATCTGTGCTGCTAACTGTGCAGCTGTAGCAAAGTCTGCTGTCTTACCGACTTGCACGACTCCTACGTCTTCTGGTCTACCCTGTATGATAGCTCCGTTTCCGGCTTTGGCAAGTGTCCCGGGCTTGGTAGTCGCAGATGGTGAGACAAGAAAGACAACTTTACTTGCCACACTTGCTCCTTCTACGAGAGCTTGAGACAATCCATCGAGGCTCCTTAGATCTCCAATAAATTCTTCAACTCTACCACGTCCGTAATCTTCGCCGTCCACTGTATTGAATCGGAGTACTAGCCATGGTGAGGCGTTCTTCGGTGCTGTGCTCTGGCTACCAGCTAGGATCATATCGTCCACTTCTTGATGCCATCTCCAGTTACCGCTGCTCTCATCCAATTTGACACAGGTATACACCTCTGCGTCATCTCCATCAGCACCATACTTGCCATTTGCATTTGGCTCTTCGGAAGGTGGGGGTGCTATCCCTAGTACCTTTCTGCTAACCATTTCTTTGGTTACTATTTCTATAACATTACCGTTACCGTCTCGTTCGACGACGTATCTGTTTAGTGGGTAATGTTTTAACCCATCTTTTGCCATAAAGATTAGGGCATTACCAGATACAATAAGGTGTTTCAAGGCTTGGTGGACAACAACTCTATCGCTTGATGCAGCTATATAGTCCATAATCAATCTCTCAATCTTTGAGAATGATAAGTCTAACTCACTACGCATCATAGGATCTAGCGTTTCTCCTAGCTTGTCATCCCTAACCTGTAGTTTGAAGAAGGCTGTCTGTGGTGGTAGCATAGCAAGCATAAGCTTTGCTGCTAGTGTAACCACTGCCTTTGCTCCTACTGATTGGTAGGGTTGTAGTAGAGTTCGTTTGCCTGACGCATCATCGTCTTGCCTAACGAGATAAGGTAGGGTAAGTTCTGAGCACTCAACCGCTGTATCAAGAAACTGTGTTCTTCCTGATGATAGCATTGAATACTTTTCCCTAGCCTTATACATTTAGTCCTCCAGTTCCAGAGCCGCCTGTGGCTCCTGTGTTTACATTAATTTTTAGTGCATCAGTACCAGTTGCTTTTGCTGTATTTCTAGCATCAGTCTTCTTGGCAGTTGTCCCATATTCAACACCGGTGATCTCATCTGGATCTGTCAACTCTTTCTTAGTTGGTAGCTGTGATTCTTGCGTTAGATTCGGATTTCTAGGCTGAATCGGTGCTGGTGTAGATATTGGTGTTGGTGCACTTGATCTAAATAGGCACATTGTTATCGTCTTCTAAAATTGATTTTACATATTGTACGACTGACTCTTGGCCAGCTCTATACATAATGGAGGCATGATCCTCCTTGGGGTGGACTGGATACCAAGCGAACTTGGATTCCAGATCCTCTACAAGTTTCTCAAGTTTCTCTGAATAAAATTTAAGCGTATTGTGGGAGGTTTGTATTTGCATGTTCAAAGAACGCTGGCATGCGAGCTGCTTTTGTGTCGGCAAACTGTGGTGCTTTGCCTTCATACATCAGCCGGTCGCTCGCATCCAGCCAGAATGTTTTGTCTAGGTGTTTGTCCGGTGAAGTTTTTAAGGGTTGTAGTACCCAAGATATAGTTGCCTTCCGAAGCTTATCCAAGCTAGGGCTAGGACGAAGACCAAGCTCGGCACAAACCAAGCTATTAGTCGCCACGTGAATCTGTTCGTCTCTGGAAATATCAGCTGATACTGTTCTAAGAGCTGCATCACCAAGAAAACGAAACATAGGCAATAAAACAAAGAATATAGATCGCTCGGCCACGAGGGCTTTTGCGATAGTGTGGTCAGGGTGTTGTATCCAAGCATCTCTTAATCGTATCGCCTCCATTTCAGCAATGGGATCAGCCCCATGGGATTCAACAATGAAGCCCAGAGCGAGATCATGCTTAATCTCATCTTTAACGTTTGACTCAAGAAGTGTCCTCGCTGACTCCGGGACTTCTTTCTCCAAGCCTTGTGATATAAATTCTCCAACTGGTAGCTCCATATGACGTATTGCGAGAGCACGCTTGATGGTTTCTTCAGCACCAGATCTTACCTCCCCTTTGGTGGGTTTTACGGGAGTCCATGTTCTTTTCCTTCCTAATA